ATGGTTATTGTCAAGATTACACGCAGCTGAAACCACAGGTGGTAAAGCTATCTTTGAGATGGTGTATCTTAACAAAGCATTTGTAGATGGTATAACAATGTTTGATGTAGAAGAGATAGATGTTTGTAGAGATGTAAATAGAGTTGTAGGGCAGGTACCTGCTGGAACACATTTGATAGCAGGACTTGACCCAGCTTCTACAGGTTATCAGGCTTGTTTCTTATGGGCTATAGATTCTGATTCAGGAAAACTTTATATGGTTGATATAGAAAACCAAGAAGGTGGTGGTGTCATACAAGCTAAACAAACCATAAAGAAATGGCACGAAATGTATGGACTTTCACACTGGGTTATTGAAGAGAATGGTTTTCAGAGAGCGATACGACAAGATAAAGATTTAAAAGATTACTGTTCACGAGTAGGTATTTACTTAGAAGGACATCAGACACAAAAAAATAAATTTGACCCTATCTTTGGCGTAGGAAGTATGAGAGAGTTATTTAAGGAACAATTAATAAGTTTGCCTTATGGTAGTGCAGAAAGCGAAACTAAGAGTAATATATATCGTAGGCAACTAATTTATTTTTCTACTGGTGCTAGTAAGCAGTCTGGTAGAAATAATAAGTCAGATGTTGTTATGGCTTCTTGGTTTCCAATGAAAGTTATAAGAAGAATGCAAAAAGAAAGATTGGCTGAAGTAGGATTAGATTATGAACCAAGTTTTGGAGAATGGGATATAACTGATATGAACGAAACGCCTTGGAGTTAGAATGACACCTGAAGAAATACAATATCAAGTAACACAATTACACTTTGACAACCAGAGTGCATACTCTACTCGTGGTCGTATTCGTGCCATTATGAATGGTGGACCAGATGGTATTCAGGCATTGCTTGGAGATAACCTTAAAGGTTTCCAAGATTGGCAAGTACCTGTACCAAACCTTATGATGTCTGGACTAGAACACTTGTCACAAAAGATTGGTCGTATTCCTAACTTAAAAGTTGATGTACCTAATGGTAAAGATTCTGACAGAGCAAGAATGAAAGCTGAAAAGATTGGCAGAATTGTTAATGCTTACGATGAGGTACAAAAATTAGATTTACAAATGCCACAAGTAGGTAGATGGTTACCTGGTTATGGTTTTGCTGTATGGGTAATTAGAGAAAAGAGAGATGCTAACGGAACACCATATCCTTGTGCAGAACTTCGTGATCCATACAACTGTTTCCCAGGTTACTTTGGTGCAGACCAACAACCAAAAGAAATGGCTATTGTTCGTAGAGTACCTAAAGAATCTTTGGCAAAAGTATATCCAAAGTTTTCAGACAAGATTATGTCTAAAGACCCTTATCAAACAAACACTCTAGGTGTTGGTAATGCTTATGCTTCTGCATACACAGATTCTTATAACGGCTCTTGGGCAAACTCAAATGGTGAGGGCGACTTAATAGCAGAGTATTACAATGAAGAAGGTACATACATTTTCCATATGACCTCTGCAACTATTCTTGACTTCATACCAAATCCACTTGATAGTGGACCTGCATTTGTTATTGCAAAGAAATTTGCTTTTGACAGATTGCAAGGACAGTATGACCAGATCATAGGACTTATGGCTTCTATGGCAAAGATTAATGTGATGTCAATAATAGCAATGGAAGATGCCGTGTTTACAGAAACAAACATTTCTGGAGAGATAGAATCAGGACAATATCGTAAAGGTAGATTTGCTGTTAACTATCTAGCTCCAGGTACACAAGTTTCTAAACCAGCATCTAATGTTCCTTATCAGATTTTCCAACAGATAGATAGAATAGAACGACAACTTCGTGTTGGTGGTTCTTACCCTGTATCTGATGATTCACAGTCACCACTTAGTTTTGCTACTGGTAGAGGACTTGAAGAGTTAGGTGCATCTATGTCACTTATGATTAGAGAGTATCACACAGTTATGTCTGATGCTATAGAGATGATTGATGCTAAACGATTAGAGTGGGATCAGAAAATGTATGGTGGCTCTACTAAACCACTATCTGGATATATGGATAATACTTTCTACTCTGAAACATATGAACCAACAAAAGATATAGCAAATAGCTTTAAGACACGAAGAGTGTATGGAGCTATGGCTGGTTATGATGAACCACAGAAAATTGTTACTGGTTTACAGTTACTACAAGCTGGTATTATTGACAGACAAACACTACAAGAAAACCTAGATGGTTTAGATAACCTTGTTAGAGTTAACGATAGAATTACAAAAGAAAAAGCAGACAGTGTATTGTTTGATACATTGTTAGCACAAGCCCAACAGGGCGACCCAAAGGCAACTATGGCTGTTGTGCAGATAAGAAAGAATCCTGATGATATGCAAAATATCTTAGATAAGTTCTTTACAGCAGAAGAGCCAGAGATACCAACAGCTGAACAAGAATTGCTTGGAGGAGGTGCTTTGCCACCACAAGGTCCTCCACCAGGCATAGCTCAACTACTTGGTGGGTTAGGTGCGTAATGTCAATTAATAAAAAATTTGAAGAGATTGTAGATTTTTGTTTAGTAGATGTTGATGAGTTAGGTGATGACATAATTTTAGAAGAAGATGTATTTAAGCCACGAGGCAAAATGTACATTGACCAACTTCCACCTTTAGTATTTCCATTTGGCTATATGGTTATAAGTTCAGCGTTTCAGTTTTTTGAAGAAGAAGAAAAGGATGAAGATGGTCAGACCTAAAAAAATAACTAATAGAAATGCTAATGTACCACCAGCTGCAAGAAATACACAAGATAATACAAGAGGAATTATCCCTGGTTTGACTGCTGGAACTACATATGGTGAAGGTCAAGATATAAAAGAACAAGTTCAAGCTACTGGTGGATTGCCACAAGTAAATAACTTGCAACAACAACCTTTACAACCTAAATTAAATTTATCACAAGTAGATGCTTTCGGTCCAACGGAAAGACCTAACGAACCAGTAACAGCAGGATTACCTTTTGGTTCTGGGTACTCACCACAACAAGCTATAGAAGAAGATCCTGATATGATGTTAAGGGTATTATACAATGTTTACCCTGATCCTATATTTTTGCAAATGATGAACAGGCAAGACATTGGATAATGTATTATGAGTTATACATATCCAGAAAACCCTTTTAAAGAAAAAGAAAGCCTAGAAACTCTTAAAGCAAGAGAAGCAAGATTTGATTCTTTACGAGAACAAGTAAACGAACAAACAGCAGAATTAGCAATCAAAAATGCTGCTAATGCTAATTATCTACCTGTTAATGTTCCTGTTACTGCTGCTGTTGCAGGTATAGATTTTGATGATATAGACCCAAGAACACTAGAACGATTTGCACAGAGTATTGTAAAAGAACAGGCAGGTCCCTGGAACGCATTTAAAAAAAGTGCTAAAGGAGTTGCAAGGGGAGCTTTTTTAGCTTTTGATGCAGGATTAGATTATGTAGATCAAATACTTGGTAGGTTTCCTGTAGCAATAGGACAAAGATATAAAGATAAAAAAAATAAAGGTATATCTAGTTCACAAGCATTATCAGAAACATTTAAAGAGTTTCCAGAAATAAGACAACAAGTAGGTGATACTGCATTTACTCTTGCACTTAGGGAAATTAAAGAAGGTAGACCAGTAAACATTGGTACAGGAATAATACCTAACAGTCAAAATATGGTAGATACTCCTGAATATCAAAAGTTAATTGGAATGGGTGTACAGCCAGAACAGGCATTAAGTCTTTCCGAAAAAATAGTTGGAGCACCAATAACAAATATTGCACAAGAAAAAGCAAAAACAGGTGTACAGTTCCGAGGAGAAACGGCAGCTAAATTTAAAAAAAATCAAGAAGATGCGTTTGTTACTCCAGGTAGATTACTAGCAGAACCTTTAGCAGCTGCTGGGATAGTAGAACCTGGTTCCAAAACTTATAGTTGGTTAACAGGTATAACTGATGCAGCAGTTACTTTATATGCTGATCCTGTATTTAGAGGAGCAATAGCAGCAGGACAAGTTTTGAAACCTAGGAATATTGCGAAGTACAGAACAGTTGCAGACAGAACAGCAAGACTTGAAAATTTAAAAAAAGCTGGAGGTATTACAAATTCAATAAGAAGAACAGCTATTGCTAAATCTCCAAGAAGAACAGGCAACAATTCTATAGAAGAAGTATTAGAAACAGAACCATATAGAGCTTTAAAAAAAATGATTGCTTCTAGTGATAATATAGAAGATGCTGGTGGTAATCCAGATGTTCTTATGGATTTATTAAAAATCTATGATCAACCAGAATTAATTAATGACTTAATTAAATTGACAGATGAAGCATTAATAAATAATAAATTATTAGATGCACTTAGCACTGGATATTTAAATACAAGTCGTTCTATTAAACACGCTAGAGAACTACCTATATCTAATAGAAAACTAAAAAATTATATGAAGAAAAAAGTTATAGGTAATTTTGATGCACCTATAGGACAAGCAGATGAACTTTTAAAAGCTGGTGGTTATGCACCAATAATTAAAATGAAATTACCTTATGCAGCAACACTTTCTGAAAAATTACACAAACCACAACTTGATTTAAAAAATGCAGGTGCTGCTATTCAAAACTTGCAGTTGATGATGAAACAGATGGGATTAGATACTGTAGAAAGAGGAAAGTTTATAAAAAAAGCATTAGAAATAGAATATGGTTTAGGTGCTGTTGATGATGTTGTAAAACAAATAGCAGGAGAATTACCTGCTCCAAAAAAATTATTAGGCTTACCTGCTCCAAAGAAAGTATTGACACAAGCAGAAAGAGAAGCTGCATACGATGTTAACACTAGAAAAGAAATACAAAAATTATTAAAAGATTCTGATTTAACAAAAGAACAACTTAATAATATTTTGAGAGCTTTTTTTGGAGTAGCTAATTATGAT